CTAATACTCCGTTAACTGCATCAAATTTGTATGATCATAAAGATTATGGAATGATAGCACACAACGAACAAGTGAATGCTGTGAGGCCAAGAATTGCAGAAGAAGCAATATCCTTCAAAAAAGTTGTCATCATATCTGATGGATACAACTTTAAGGAAAGACATGAAATTATTGCCCAAATGCCGAAAGATATTTGCGTTTTAGCAATCAATGGTGCCTTAAAAGACTGGAAGCTTAAAGGCAAGAGATCAATCAACGCTTATGTGGTAAACAACCCATATTCTGAATGCACAGGGTTCTTGCCGAAGTCAACAGGATACTATCCAATTTGCATTTCATCTGTCAGAACAAACTTCAATTTTACACAAGCTTACAAGAACGATGTCTATGTGTATTGCCCAACTCCAGATGGCAAGTTTGGAGGCGAATATAACGAAAAATACTACATAGATGACTATAGAAATCCTGTGTGTGCGGCCATTGGAATAGCATATCAATTCGGTGTAGAAAGCCTCATGTTGATGTGTTGCGACGAATCATTTTCCAAGGAACGTGACTATGCTGTAAAACTAAAAAATGGCCTATGGACGTACCCACAACACATACGATCAAAAGAAATCATAGACGCCAATCTGTATTGGTTAACACATCAAGAAAACAAAGAAGTAAAAGTTGTTGATTTTTCTGATGCAGGAGATTATTTTAATGCCACATATATAAACGAAGAAAAGGATGCGTTAAATTTTTTCGCAACTGGGGAGGAGCCCAATGGAACCAAATAAAAGAATTTCTCTACAAGATTTTAAGAACTGGATAGCAGAGCAAAAGGATCTGTCTAGTTTCTTCAACATTGGGGCAGATCAAGAAAGCCCATACGATAAATACGTTGGAAAGGCTGTCCGCAGTAAAGTCGGCAAGTCCAAACTGATGGAAAAAATTGATTCTGAAAACGATGCAGAAACCATGATCGACGAGTTCATTGAAGAAGGCGGAACCATTTTGACAGTAGAAGCCAAAAGGGTTCAAATCGAAGTCGAATCTGGTGATTTCTATCTACCAAGATTCTGCGTAAAAATAGTCAAAGAAGAATCTTAATCATATTGTGACTCCTAATGAGAGAAGATCTTTTTTCATTAGTATTTTAACATTTACTCCATCTTTAAGCAAGGTGTCAAACTTGTTTTTCTGTATTGAATAGTGATACTCATTCTTAATCTCAACCCAACACTGCCACTGTTCAACATAGAAGTCTGGATAGTATGAATGTTTCTTGCCATCAAGCACGTAATTGATCCTTCCTCTGTGAGCCGTATATTCTAAATTTGTTTGATCGGCCCATTTTGCGAATGCTAGTTCCCACGTGCCTTGCAATTTGACGATGCTACCATCAGGCTTGATGTGGTCGTACCATTTGCATTGACCAACTCGCACTCCATCAAATTTGCCGTCAGCCCACGCTTTTCTAGTAGCCTCTGCTATTTTGTTTCTCACGCCCTCATCAGCAAGCATCGCAGACCTACTCTGCGACATCTTCAGCCGGACCTCTGGTCGCTTCATGGCATTTGAATCGCCTGAGTTTATTCCTTTAGATCCTTCACGTATGTTACGTGCCCAATCTGGATGTGTGGCTTTTGTTCTGTAAGATTTACCGAAGGCTGGATTTCCTTCTCCGGTATGTGATTCATCTACACATTTTCTACAACAGAACCTTCTTTGTCTTTGCTTAAAAGGCACAGTAAATTTGACTTTACAATTCTCACAAGTTTTGTCTACAAGATTTGGCATATTTATCCTCTGGTATTAGAGGGTGGTGCTATTCGTTTTTAGAGATAACTCCCGAAATTTTTTCCCAATCTCTTTCTGGTCGCACCTTCAAGTTTGATTCCCATGCGGCCTTAAATACTAAAGGATCGACTCCTAAGCTTTCTGCAAGACTAATGAATGCGTTGAGGTCTTTACAAAAACACTTGCCACCAAACCCTTTATTGCCATCTGGTCCGGGCACCGACCAATGTGATGCTCCTAGACGCTTATCTTTTGTGGCGTACTCCACAACCTTGTCATAGTCAACTTCAAGTTTTGAACATACTTGTTCAATTTCATTGGCAATCGAGACTTTAGCAGCTAAGAAACAGTTGGTCGTATACTTTACCATTTCCGCTATTGTGGAAGATGTTTTTGTAACCTGCACATTTGGATAAGCTGTTTCATATACTTGTTTCAAAATCGCAGTCCCCTCATGAGGGCCACCAATAATGATTCGATCTTGATTCTTAAAATCCTCAATAGCATTTCTCTCTGTCAAAAACTCTGGATTGAAACACACGTGCAAGTTGCTGTACATTTCATTCAATCTAGCTGTAGTTCCCGGTGGAACAGTAGACTTGATCACGACAGTTAAAGTTCTGGTTGCGACTCTGGACAACTCAGACACAACACCTTCTACGATAGACGTGTCGCATGAACCATCTTCTTTCATTGGAGTTGGTACACAGACGAATATGACATCTGTTTTTCTAGCTACTTGATCAAATCCATTGTCTGTATTTACAACAAATGGTTTTCCTCCCAAAATGCCATGAACTCCTCTGATTTTATCGTAAGCCCAAATCTCGAATGCGTGTCGCATTCCTTCCATGACAGCAGTGCCAACAAAACCTGTTCCTACAACCCCTATTGTGTTCATTAAAAACCTTCTTTTTTCCAGTCACAGAGACTTGTTTCTTTGTTTATTGTTGACATCAATTCTGCACTTAAAGTTTGTGCCAATCTGAATTCTGACTCTAAGTTATGCCATGCTCGTAAATCTTGTTGTGCTTCAACAGTCCACATAGCTCTAAGTCTTCTATGAGGATTAGTTCTGTTTGAAAACTGTAATATTTCTTGATTCAAAGTTTGCACAACTACCGCCAAGTGATCCATTTCGATTGTTACTGGATCAACTACAGAAACGGCTGCATATCTGATATTGTTTATGTCAGCAGACAGATGAACATACATCATTCCGTTTTGAGGAGATGATTGTTGCCATATTCTGTAATTTTGAACATTTGGAGAACTGTTTACAAGCACTTCATTTTGCAGAATATCTTCTAATTGCATGGTCATTATTTCATCCCTTGTGCCCAGCTTACGTTTCCTTCTTCATAGTTCACTGTTACAGACATGGTGTGCGTGACTGCTTTCCATGTAGATGCAGCACTACCACCCCATCCACTCTTCTTCCATGATGAAAATGGCAGATGACTCTCAGCAGCAATGCTACCTCCATTGATGTACAACATACCGGTGGTGCATTCCTGAGCGATCCTACGATGCTTCCTGAAGTCATTAGACACTACTCCTAACGCCAAGCCGTAATCTGTGTCATTATAGATTCGAATAGCGTCATCTAGTGTGTCAAATGGGATTAACGCCACATGAGGCCCAAACACCTCTTGCTTCAAGAATGGTTTGTCGGCCCATTCACAACTGTAAACAAATGGCCTTAGACAATAACCGCTTTTTGGAATTTGACCTCCGCCAATCCAAACCGTAACATCTCTGTCATTACGAGCCATGTGATTAAAATCAAGAACTCTTTGCATTTGTTCTCCGCTAATCATTGGACCATAATCAGCAGCATATTCTTTGTTGAATGGATCTCCCACAAGAAGCCTGTTGGCTTTTTCAACAAATGCTTTTCTGAATTCTTCAAATACTGATCGTTCAACAAGAATGCGACTAGAAGAAACGCAACGCTGGCCAGAAAGTTTGAAAGATGAAGCAATTGTAGCTGGCAATGCTATTCCAAGATCCCCATCAGCAAACACCATAGTTGCAGATTTAGATCCGCATTCAATGCTACAAGTTTTAGAGAATGTTTCAGCACAATGACGACGGATGTCTTGTCCGACTTCTGATGAGCCAGTGAAAAGAATTACATCTACGTCAGATCTAACCAATAAGGCTCCCTGTTCTCCGGTGCCGTGTACCAGATTGAATACTCCGGGTGGAAATCCTGCCTCTTCGTAAAGCTCTGCGACGAGTTGATTAACCATGGGAGTAAGCTCTGAAGGCTTGTGTATGACAGTATTCCCTTCAACAAGAGCAGGGCCAGCACACCAAAAACTACCAATAGCAAGAGGAAAATTCCAAGGACTAATGATAAGCACAACTCCACGAGGTTTTCGTACAACATAAGCATCCTTGGTAGCAAGCTCTGATGCCAGACAGGTGCCGTATGGTTCACGTCCAGATGCCGCCGCTGTTTGACACATGTGGAGGGCTTCAATGACTTCTGCGTGCGATTCATTAAGATTCTTACCAGTCTCGATAGAAATAGCATCTCTTAACTTTTCATGATCTCTTTTGACTAACTGTGCAAGTTTGTCAAAGTAATCAGATCGCTTTACACGACTTTCTTTTCTCCAAGAGTCAAAAGCTTTTCTAGCAGATGTCACAGCAAGCTCAATGCCTGCTGGAGAAATTGTCGGGAAACCTCCATACACACTTTCTGTAGCTGGATTGATTCCAGAAAAAACAGATGTTGCATCTTCATTCCAATTGCCATCAATAAAATGGCGTCCACGAAAATAGTCCATATCCAATCCTTTCTTACAGAACTTATTTTACTTCACTTTTTGTTCTGTTGCAATACTTATTGTTTTCTTTTGATCATAGTTTTAGTGACCTTGCAAGAACTTGTATCTGCTACAGGAGCTACAGAGTACGCTTTGAACTCCAATAGCGGATTCACGCCAACTGACATATCAGAGTATCCTCTTTCTTTTAGTCGTGAAACTAATTCGTTGAAATCCTTGGCTGTTTCAACCCATGGTTCATACAACATCCTGTTTTCATGGATAATCTGGGAGATCTGGCGTTCCCAAATAGGAGGTAGGTCCAGACTCGACAGATCCGTCAATTTCGATGTTATCACAGATTCGCTCTGCAACACTGTCACTAACTTGATCCCCTTCTTCGACCGACTGGCCAAATACAAATAAAGCCTCTTCATAAATTAACCCCCTGAAAAGTTCTTCCAACAATATCTGAGCATGTACATCATCACCGAATTGTTGACAAAATCCAACAAAAGTTTGAGTGCCCATTTGTGCTTTTTCTTGATCGTTCATCTTATAAGTATCTATGATAAGCTTTACAGACTATGCAAAGGTAGCCAACAACTATTGTGTTTGCTACTTTGGACAATCAGACGAATATCTTATACAACTGAGGATACTCAAGCCAGTCTTGGAAAAAGAGTTCCCAGATCTAACCATCTATGTTGGTTGCAAAGACGACAAAACCCACATACTAAAGGATTGCAATCATATTCTGAAGTTATCAGAGCTTAGAATCAGGAAAAATGATTTTGCTCATATTTCTGAATTGCGGTGTAATGGAACAACTCATCCAATAGAAGACTTTATCATCAGTGCTGGAATTACAAATTTTGGAATTCAACCGCCAACTCCAGATAAAACTGTCAAGTGCGTGATAATATCCAAAAGTTTTCATCCAACAAAACCTTTAGAGAAGGACATGATAGACAAACTTAAGAAAATAGCCGTCACACAGGGAATGTACTGTGAAATAGACACAAATATCAAAGGAGCCGGTCTTGTTATGGGCGTAGAATCAGCCGATTTATGCGAAGCGGCTTCAGTTGGAATAGAGACCATTTTGGTTCCTACCGGAGCCGGTACACGTTTATACAAAACTATGTTTCCAAATATAAAAATCCTGCATATCTAATTGTGACGGACAATACATCATTTAAGAACACATGGAGTAAACATGTCAGTATTTCAAGTACAACTACAGAACGTGAATCAGGGACGCATGGATCTTGATCCATCCTCAAGCGTTGCTGGTCACGCATACGGATTGCTCGGCTCAGCATTCACAACTTCCAAGCAGCGTCAGATTTACGTCGCAGGTCCAAACAAAACATACAGACTTTTGAAGGACGGTGACTCATTCACAGATTGCAACTACTGGAAGAGATTCGCTTATCCACAGATGGCTTACGATCAGGCTTTCATCAAGGTTACGACCGATGACGGTTCTGTTTACAGCGACATCCCAGAAGAAAACACATTCGTTAAGGGTGCCACAGTCACATTGACCACAGCTTTGTCTGGAACGGTTGTTGACTTCGTTACCACATACGGCGGACCAGCAAGATTCTTGCAGGTTCAGAACTTGGACGGCACAAAGTCTGTTACAGGCGAATTGAACGGCGACACAAACGTCACGTTCTTCCTGAACGCAGGCGAAAGCCAAATCTTCAACAATGGAGACCTTGCAATTACACTGTTGAAACTGAAGACATCTTCAGCAACCTCTTCAGCTAACTGGATGGCTTCTATCCGATCTACTTGCAACAGCTAATCACGTTGAAAGACTAACTAAGATACTAGGCCATGGTTCTTCGGAACCATGGCTTTTTTTTTGGACTGACTCTATTAGCAGATGCCAGTAGTCAGATCAAAATTGCCAGTTCGCAACCGTATCGAATATAAAAGACCGGAGCAGGCCAAGCCTACCATCGGAATTCGTGATTTCTACAACAAGAGAAAGAAAGTTCTCATCCAGCGTAGTGTTGGCGGTTTGGGCGATATTCTCATGCACAGAATGATGTTTGAGGACTTTAAGAAGCTGCTGCCAAATGCAGAAGTTCATTTTGCCTGCCCAGCAATGTATCATGAAGCTGTAATCGACCATCCTTTCATTGACAAAGTGCTCGATTCAAATGTTGTTAACTATCACGACTACATCATTCACTACAACACCACAACAGCTTGTGGTCGCTGGGAAATGAAGATGGCTCCAATGTCTGGCAAACATCGCAGCGACATTTGGGCCAATCACTGTGGCGTTGCTCTTACATGTCACGATATGCACTTTCGTATTTCTGAAGAAGAAAAAAACGATGGTTTAGACATTATAGAGAAGCACAGAGATCGACCGGGCAAATCTGTTATCTTGGCTCCAATCTCGGCAATGCACAATAAAAATCTGTCTGATGAGTTAATGTTTGAAGTTGCAATTGGACTGCGTGATCGTGGGTATTTTCCAGTCGGACTTCATGGGTCTCCAATTTTTGGATTTCTAAAAAATGACGTTCCAACGATTCACGGATTGAAGCTAAGAAAGTGGTTGTCTGTAATAAATCAAGCTGACTACATTCTTAGTGTTGATACATCGCATTTCCACGCAGCAGGCGGGATGTACAAACCAGTGGTGGGAATGTTTACATTCGTCAATGGTCAAACATACGGATCGCATTATCCAAAAGTAGAATTGGTTCAAGGGCCATGTCCGTTGAATTATTCTGGGTGCTACGACTGGGGGCAGTGCCCAAAACTTAAAGAAGGTCCAAAAGTTCCTTGTTGTTCAGGGTTAACGGCAAATTCTATTCTTGCAGCATTTGACAGATTAACTTCTAGGTTTTAATTGACTCTCACTGTAATAATGAAAATGGCAATCTGATGTAGTAAATACAATTATGCCTCAGATAGTCAAGCAACCAAAAACAAGCATTCGAATTGTTCCAAGAGATGGAGAAATCGAAATTACCCTAAACATCAATATCTCATTTGATGGAGAGGTGACTGCTTCTGCTGTTAACGCACAAAGTGTAAAAATGGTTGAAGAAAAAGAAGAGAAGGATGCAGAGCCAATGGTTCCAGATTTCTTCTCTGGAGCAAAACTTAAATTTGGATTGAACAAGGAGTAAAAATGGCAATAGGATTTGACGCTGGTACATATAACTTGGTTTGTTGCAAAAGAAATGCAGAAGGCAACTTCGTCTACAAAAGAGAAGTTAACGCCTTCTTGGAGATGGTGCTTGAGAACGATTTTGTGTTTAACATGATGAAGAAATCTGGAGTGCCATTGATTCTCAGAGAAGATGCCAATATGGCCTATGCCCTCGGAGAAGCTGCGATCAATATGGCGTACACAATGAGAAATACAGATCTCAAACGACCAATGAAAGACGGCTGTGTAAATCCAAATGAAAAAGACGCATTCCAAATCATGAACATCATGATTCACAGCTTGTTGGACGAAATCAGCAAAGATGGAGAAATCTTGTGTTACTCGGTGCCAGCTAACGCCATCAACGAGAATACAGATGCTGATTACCACAGAAAAATTTTGGAAGCAATTTTCAAAGCTTTCAAGAGCGAAAAAGGATGGAAAGTTGACGCTAGACCGATCAACGAAGCTATGGCTTTGGTTTATGCAGAACTCGGCGAAAAGATGTTCACTGGAATCGGAGTAAGCTGTGGAGCAGGTATGGTTAATGTGGCCTTCTCTTTGTTCGGAGCAGAAGTCTTTAGCTTTTCTATCGTAAACTCTGGAGACTGGATTGATCAGCAAGCCGCACGTGCTGCCGGAGAATCTGTGGCTTTCATAAACAAAGAAAAAACAAAGATTGACTTAAACAAAGAACCAGCTACACTTGTCGAACGAGCAATCAGAACCCAATACGAGTTGAAGATTGAAAAGACTGTTCTTGGAATCAAAAGAGGTCTTACAGAAAACAAAGACAAAAACGCTCGTCTCGATCAACCAATTGACATCATAGTGGCTGGCGGAACAGCAAGTCCTCCGGGATTTGATAAGCTTTTTGAAAAGCTAATGAGATCCACGGAAATGCCAGTGCAAATTGGCAAGGTCATACGACCTAATGATCCTCTGTATTCTGTATCTCGTGGGTGTTTGATTGCGGCTGAAAATGCAGGTCCATCTGTGAAATGACATCTATATTCGATCAACATAAGGCATACTGGACCAACAAGTCTGGTATGCCTTCTTCTTTGGTCGAATACGTTACAGACACATCTGGATTGCAAATTTTGGATTTGGGTTGTGGCGGCGGCAGATTAGCAGCAAGCTTTACCAACTCTACAGTCTATGGGCTCGATAACTCTGCGGAGTTATTGCGAGAAGCTCAGCAAAATCACCCCAACATCAAGTTCGTCTGTGGAGATTTTCAGTCTCCCGAAGCTTGGAGACAGATTCCTTCTTTAGACATGATTGTCTCCAATTGTGCAATTCGTAAAGACTACTGTCCACATCTGGCAGATGTCATGCGAATATGTTTTGACAAGCTAGTTCCGGGCGGCATTATGTTGCTCAGAATTCAGTCTGTGTCAGATCTTTCCGAAGTGTTGCCTAAATCTACGAGAGAGCTTCTATTTTACAGCAACGATGAACTGTCAGATTGTCTCAAGTCGTTCAAATGGAACGTCAAAGAGGAAGCATTCAGACAGAAGTTTTCAAGTATCGAATACTTGAAGACGTTTCTCAAAAGGACTCAACTTGAATCTGAGGATATCAAGTGTGTGAATCCAACGAGAAGATATAACATCGTTTATGCTGAAAAAACGAAGTAACCGCATAGATAATAAGAACGGCTAGGGGTAGCCGTAGGTAACAGTATAAGGAAAAATATGGACGACAAAATCAACATCTCACAAGAGGTGGAGATTCGGCATTGTGCTGAAGACTTCACTTACTTTTGTGAGACCTATGTAAAAATCAATCATCCCATCAAGGGAAGCATCAATTTCATTCTGCATCCATACCAAAAAAGGTATGTCGAATCTCTTCAAAACAATCGTTTTGTAATATGCAAGAAGTTCCGTCAAGGTGGATTCACCACACTTACAGAAGTTTACTTTTTGTGGTTGGCAATGTTCAAATTTGACCAACGCATAATGACCGTCTCAAAGACGGATCGTGAATGCTGCTATATGTCAGATATGATCAGACGTGTACTTGATCAACTTCCAGAATGGATGCAGCCAGATCTAGGCAAAAACAACGGTCATACAATTGAATTCAAAGATACTGGTTGTTCAATGGTGTTTTTAACTCCAGAACCAGCCAAAGGCAGAAAAACAGATTATGTTTTATTTGATGAAGCCGCTTTCTGGGATTCTGGCAGACATTGGAAGGCTTGTTTTCCAATGATATCTTGTGGCGGCAAGGCTTACATTGTTTCGTCAACAAATGGCACTAAAGACAATTGGTTTTACGAAACATATACAGCAGCAGAAAAGTTGCAGAACAACTTTAAGATATTCCATTGCAGCCACTTAGATCACCCAGACTATTCAAATGAAAACTGGGCAGCAAACACAAAAGAGTGCCTCGGAGCCAGAGGTTGGAGACAAGAGGTTCTGTGTGAGTTCTTAGATCCAGACAATAGAACAACTCAGCAGAAATTGGATGATGCACTTCAGTTCTTTGAGGACGTGTCTGCGGTAGAAGAACTTGTAGAAAATCTCAATAAATGCGAAAAGCCCAAGCGTGTAATAGATTTCAAAAAAGAAAACTGGAAGATTGGTGAAGATCATCTAGGAGAGAAGGGATTGGACTGGAAACTTGAAAAAGTCTACACAGAAGATCCAAAGCCTTTGAAGACAGAAGAACCAGAATACAAGCCACAAGCATGTCGGCCATCCAGAGTTTGAACAACCATTAAACCTCAATGATGTAGATGAATTGACAGATTTGTGGACTGATGTAGCTGAGCTTTATCCACAATACGAAGAAGTAAAGAACTTTTGGGCTAAAACATCTAATGAAAGAAACAGAAAAAATGAAGAAATTGAAGATAGAATCAATGAGTGTATAGAAGTTGACATGTTGGTTCTAGCTGGAGTAGTTTCAAAAAATGAAGCCAAAACTTTGCCTACTTATAAGGTTTTTGCCAGACCTGACTTAAAGATCATATATACTATTAAGTCTTCTGGCAGATATTCGGAAGATTTGACACTTAATTTTTCAAACAACAGACTTTGTGTTAACAAAGTTCCTACTGTAATAAAAGAAGACGATGTGAGAGATCTTTACAATGGAGTTTTCTCACTAATAGGATACGAACAAGCTGTCGAGACTGTTGTTAAGGCTATTACATCAAAGTTAGATATCTTGTTTTTGGAGAATAATGATGCAGAATCATTGGCTAAAGAAGCACTTAAATAGTTCACATAGAGAACAATCAATACTTGACAACTATGGGCCGATTGTGCTTACATGGAATGATATTGGTAATTATGAAATGCCAATTATTAGAGAGAATTATGTAGAAGTTCAGACGATATGGGCAGTTTACATGAATGAAGCAGAAAACCTTGAAAGGATGGAAAGTTATGGAAAATGTTATTCACAAATACGTTAATGACTTAGGGATTGCAGCATACCTGCTGATGCACGGATATGCGGTCATTGGCAAAAAAGGCAGATCAATTTACTTTGAATGCCAAAGCGAAGAAGAGGCTAGCGAATTAGACAAGTTGGTTCTTGAATACCAACCACCTAATGATTTCTACACATTTGATTCATGCTTGATGTTTTTGAAGAAGATCAATGATCATGAACCAGTACAGATGGACGACTCAATACACAAGATTGTTTCCGATCTTGGTGTGGCAGCATATCTTTTGATGCGTGAGTATGATCCTCAAGGACGCATTGGCGTCAAGGTAATTGGAAAACGTGGGAAATACGTGTACTTTGAACACCCAGTTGGAAAGAGTAATGAGTTTGAAAGGAGATCATATCAATATCTGCCTAGTCAATTTCAAACCTATGATTCCAACCTCATGGCTCTTAAGAAGATTGGGGAGTACATGCCGGGGAATGACTTTAGATCAAAATAGCACTCGATGATGGTATATACGGCATTGAAAGTGTAATAGCACCAAGGGGAGAATATGCGAAGTTTTTCAAATTACAGAAAGCAGTGTCTCAGAGAATCACTTGATTGTTTTTCGGCACGGGGAAGTTCTGCGGCACTTTTTGACATTCTTAGGATTGATCTTCTTGAAGCTGCTGAGCTACCAGAATTACTCACAGAAAACATGATGGTCAAATCTGAATTTAATAGGTTCAGAAAAGATTACAAAACACACAACAAATATGTTGTGGAGTCCATCTGTGATTATGCCAAAAACACATTCTACGATCAATTGATGATGGAAGCTGATATCGTCACAAAAACAGCTATAGATCCATCTGCTGCTTTCAGAATGTTGAGAGATGAACTCAAGGCAAAACTCTCTCAAATGATTCAAGAACTTAGAGCGACTATTTCTGGGTCTATGACGGCTGATCGTGATACAGAAGCTGGTGCTGGCCCAAGTGGTGGCGGTGGTTCTACAGGTGCTGGTCCAAGTGGCGGTGGCGGTGGCCCTTCAGGTACAGGTGCTGGTCCAAGTGGCGGTGGCGGTGGCCCTTCAGGTACAGGTGCTGGCCCAAGTGGTCCCGGTGCTGGTCCTTCCGGTACTGGTCCAAGTGGCGGTGGCGGTGGTCCTACAGGCCCAAGTGCCGGTCCTTCCGGTGCTCCAATGGCTGGCGGTGCTCGTCCAACCGTAGGCAGTGCATGGAATGACATGAAGACTGCACTTCGTCCTAAAGATGGATGGCTCAAGGGTCTTGGCAGAGTTGTCGGTCGCCCATTCCGTGACATTGGAAGATACATCAAGAAGAATTGGTATGATGAAAATCACTCATTGATTGAATCATTGTTGATGGAACAAAACGAACAAATTGTCGCAATGATCGACAAGTTTGAAAAAGACATTCTAGCTTGGTTTGATCAAAGATCTGCTGAGATTGCCAGAGATGCTGGAATTGATTTGGCTGCTGCTGGCATTCCATCTCCAGTTGTTCCAAAAGGTGCAAATCCAGCCACAGTAAATCCAGCACCCGCAGATCTAAATGGGGAACAAGGATTTAGACCTGTAGGAACTCAAGCACAAAAACAAAACAGTGGTACAGATGAAAAGGTTATTACCGGAGGAGCCGGAGAACTTCTAAGATCGGCTAAAGAGGGAGACCCAGTTGCTAAACAGATAGTCATCACACATCTCCAAAATGTTAAAAAGGCTTGTGAAATTTTAGGTGTTAAAACTAACAGACAAAAAGAATGGAAAGATGGAGTGACGCCGAGGATCAGTATCGGAAATATGGAGCTTGATCTAACAAAAGCTAAAGACTACAAAGTAAAATTCGGCAGAAAAAATCAGGAAGAAGGAAAAGCAATTGGAACAAGCAGCAGTGCCATGGTTAAAGAAATTGCTAAAAGAATCTATGTTTCCATGGGCGGCGATGCAGATCGACCAGATTTATCTTCAACTGCAAAAACTCCTGCAAAAGACCCAATTGTGATTAAAGTTTGGGACACATTGCCGGGTGGTGGAGGAAATTTGTCCTCGATGGGATATCGAGAAATAATAGCTCAATTGTTGGTGAGATTTGGATCATTGCATACAGGATCTGCACATCACGCTCCAACAATGGAAAATCCAGCCCCAACAGGAGCAGCCCCAACAGGAGCAGCCCCAACAGGAGCAGCCCCAAC